AAGGTACATAGCTGAAGAGGCGGGTACACACGTTGGGACAAACCAGAACAAAATTAGAACAAGTGAAAACGCGTACAACCTAATGGAAATTGTTAACCGCTGTGTTAACCTTCTAGTAGACTTAGGTTCGGATATTGAGTTTGACGTAAAAGACAAACTTAGTTTCACGGCTAGGGCTGATGGTAACATGCGCGGCAAAACGCTCAGTACTTTAATGAACAACAGGCCTAACCCATACATGGATATCAACACGTTTAAAAGGCTATTACTTCTAGACATGATTATCGAGGGTAACGTTTTTGTTCACTTTGACGGTTCAGGCTTCTACCATGTACCTGCAAGACACATGGAGATTAAAACTGATGAAAAGGCGTACGTTAGCGAGTATGTTTATAATTCTATTGTTAAGTTTAAACCTAATGAAATCATACACATCAGAGACAATTCCTCAAGTTCCGAGTACCGAAACTTCAGAGGGCGTTCAAGATTACTAGCAGCTATCAAGACAATTCTCACACATGAAACCGCTCTAGATTTCCAGTCTAGATTCTACGAAAATGGTACAATGATTGGCCTAGTCGTAGAGACTGAAGCAGTACTATCTACCAGACTAAAAGATAGACGCGAAAAAGAGTGGATGTCTAAGTTTAACCCTAAAGACTCGCAGGGTAGACCTATGATTCTTGATGCTGGAATGAAGGCTAAGTCGCTAAATACAAATAGCTTTAGAGATTTAGACTTTAACGAATCCATGGAAGCGATGGAAAAACGAATAGCCTTAGCACTGGGTATACCTCATATATTACTAGATTCTGGTAATAATGCTAACCTTAGGCCGAATATGGAGTTGTTATTCTCCACTACCATTCTTCCGATGATGAGAAAATTTGAGTCTGCATTTGAGTTTTTCTTTGCTTATGATATTGAGTTAACTACTCATAAAGTGGTCGCTCTAAGACCAGACTTAAAAGCAGAGTCAGACAGACTTTCATCTCTAGTCAACAATGGTATTATGCTAGGCAAAGAAGCTCGCGAAATACTGAGACTAGATCCTTTAGAAGACCCATTACTAGACGAAATCAGAATTCCTGCAAACGTTGCAGGTTCTGCTACGGGAGTATCAGGTCAGGAAGGCGGTAAGCCTTCAACAAATGAAGATGATAAATAATGTTACTAGAGAAAATAATGAAACATTACGGCAAAGACCTGCCAGGTAAAACAGCGTTCCGTAACGACCCAGAAGCACCATGCCTAGTGGCTGATATTTCTAAAGAGTACGGTACGTGGGACAACTTCGTTGTTCGTTACCAAGATGCACTAGCTGGAGAAGAAACAAAAGCTCCTGCTAAGAAAGCACCGGCGGTAAAATCAGGTAACCAAGCTAATGACTCTAAAGAATAAATACGAAGGTAAAATTGTCAGCCAGATTAAAAGCGTTAAGATGGCTGACGACGAGTCTTCTGATATTATAATTAGTGGCTACGCCAATACGGTCACAAAGGACCGAGCTGGCGATGTTATACCAAAGGACACTTGGTTAAAGAGCAATGCTACTAGCAACTATTCAAAGAACCCAATAATTTTAGCCTTCCATGACCATAGCAAGCCAATCGGTAAAGCTACTAACTGGTACGCAGATGATAACGGACTTTTCATCGAAGCTAAGATTAGCAAGGGAGCTGGAGACGTATACCATCTTATTAAAGATGGCGTATTGTCCACATTTAGTGTAGGTTTTTACATCCATGATGCTGAGTATCATAGTAAAACAGACACTTATATGATTACAGACCTAGAGTTACTAGAGGTTTCGGTAGTTTCCGTTCCTTGCAACCAAGACTCTACATTTTCGGTCTCTAAGTCACTCGTTGACGCAGAGGCATTTAAAAAAGAATTCGTGCCTCCTGCTGAAGAGGCTGAAAATACAGATATTAAGGAAATCCAAGATATGTCAACAAAAAATGAAAATACAGGCTTAACCCTAGACGACGTTATGGGCCTATTAGATAAAGAACGCCAAAAAGAAGCTGACGCAAAGGCTAAAGAAGCCGCTGCTAAAGCCGCAGCTGCTAAGCAAGCTGAAGAAATTAAAACTCAAGCTCGTGAAGCTGCTAAGTCTATCGTAGACGAGCTTGAAGGCAAGATTGCTAGCAACCAGAAGAGTTTCGCAGATACTCTTAAGGCTCGCGAAGACGAAATCGAAGCACTACGTGAAGAAATCAAGCAAGTAGTTGCATCTCGTACTAAGTCGTTCTCTTATAACAAAGTAACTGACGGAATGAACCCCGATACTCGTAAGTCTGTTAATGACGCAGTATTACTAGGTATCGTTACACAGAAAGGTACTTTTGGTACTAAATTCGGTGAAACAGTTAAAGCGGTAAATGATTCTTCTTCAATCGAAGTTTCTAGCGAAGCGTACGAGACAGTGTTCTCTACTGACCTAATCCGCGACATTCAAGCAGAACTTGTTATCGCTCCACTTTTCCGCGACATTACAATGACGTCTGCGAACCTAACTATCCCAGTAAACCCTGACCGTAAGAACGCTTCATGGGTATCTGGTACAGCTTACGGTACTGACGCAAGTACTGGTAGCGAGATCACAGCAGCTCTAAGCGAAATCACGCTTAAAACAATGAAGCTTGCTGCTAAGAGCTACATCACTGACGAAACATCAGAAGATGCTATCATACCTCTTCTACCTCTAATTCGTCAACACTTAGTTGAGTCTCACGCTAACGAAATCGACCGTGCATTCTTACTAGGTAACGGTACTACAGAACCTAAAGGTCTAGTTCCACGTGCTACAGCTGCTGAAGCTTCTAGCGACACTAACAAGGCTGGTGGTGTTGAAACATCTACAGCGACAGCTAATGGTAACACTCCAATTACAGCTAAAATGATTCTTAAAGCTCGTAAGAAAATGAAGCTTTACGGTCTAAACGTACGTGACGTTACTCTAGTAGTTTCTACAGAGGCTTACTACGCGCTAATCGAAGACGACGCATGGGCTGATGTTAACCTAGTAGGTGGGGCAGCTACTAAGCTATCTGGTCAAGTAGGTTCTATCTACGGTATGCCAGTTATCGTATCTGACCACTTCGAAGCTCCTGGAGTTGCTAAAGCGTACGCAGTACTAGTTAACACTAAGAACTTCCTAGTTCCAACTCAGCGTACAGTTACAGTACGTACTGACTTCGACGTAGAGAAAGATCGTCGTGTTATCGTTGCTACACAACGTCTAAACCTAGAGTCTCTAATCCGTGACACTGACGGACAAGACAAAGGTGTTGTTGCAGTTACTTACGCAGCGGCGTAATAGATAATACTTAAAACAGAAGCCCTGCCCACCTTTGGGTGGGGCTTTTTTATTGGGAGCAAATATGAGTGTTATAACTCTAAACGAATACAAATTATTTAAGGGTATAAACAATCCTAAACAAGATACTCAGCTCCAGCCTTTAATTGATGCTGTTAATAGTATTATAGAAGAATACTGTCAAGTTAGTTTTAGCGGTTCGGTGGCTACAGGAGTACGACTAAACCAAAGCAATTACTACATCATATTACCAGATACTCCTATCATAAGTGTAGAGTATTTAGGGATTAAAAGGTCATCTGAGTATACCGAAGAGCTTGATTCTTCCCAATACATTCTGCACCCTCAAGAGGGCACGATAGAACTAATCGACCCTTCAATAAACCTACCTAGAAATCCTAGAGCATTTATTGTTGACTATACCTACGGGTATACTGTAGTGCCTTTTGCACTTAAACAAGCGGCAGTAGAGCTAACAACTTACTACGATAAAAGGGAATTTAATAAGTCTAAAGATATAGGTAACGGACAGTCAGTAGACTTTACTGATGCTAGTATTTTACCAAGTCACATTAGAACTATATTAGATATGTTCAGGGTGTTATAATGTTTACCAGTTTCCTAGATTTAGAATATCGAAAATTAGTAGAAGCTAAACTCTTAGATTCTATAGCTTTAGGACGAGTTCAAGAATACAGGGAAATGTTAGTAGAGCGTGGAGCAGATTTAGCTTATACATTGGACTCTAGAGGAATAGAAACCTCGGAGAAAAGTATAGAGCAAATTATAGATGCTGCTATAGAGGTATTAGAATCTGAAGTCGATGGTATTGTATCTACTATAGTAGGTGACAGCACAGGTAACAAGATAAAAGGTTTCTCTAGAACTAAAAGGATCAATGTTACCAAGTCGGCTCAAGCACTTCGCTCTAGGTCTGGAAGATTTATTGGTGCTCTTAAATTAGCTACTCTTCTTAATAGTATGGTTAAGATAAAAGCTAAAGAAATTATGAAAGGGCACAAGTACGGAAACACACTAAACTTTAGGACTGGTAGGTTAGCCAACTCTGTTAATATTACTAGCTTTAACCTAAAGAGAAGTAGCATACACTTTACTTATTTGCATTACCCGTATCAAACATTTGAACCGGGATTTGCTCAGTATAAGAAAGGCCGTGACCCTAGGGATATATTCTCTAACGCAATAGCTGATGCTTTATCGTTACTAATAAGTGACCAAGATTTAGCTAATACTAGATTTAGCGTGTACTCAGGAAGAAACAAACACGGCAATATTATTAATGGTGACTTTAGATGAATGCCAGAATAGCGATTCCAGTCGCATATGTAGAAAAGTTACAACAAGTGTTAAACGGTACTGGGGATTACCTTACTAACATGTACGGTAATGTGGAATCTAGAGTTCGACATTTCCAAGATATAGAGAATTTCCCTACTATTACTGTTACTCCTGGGCCTGAGACTAGAGAAGACATGCCCTCCAACTTTACCCTTTGTAGGCTTGAAGTTGCTGTACGAGTATATGTAAAAAACCAAGATGATGCCCAAGGGGAACTTGAGCAAATCATTGGTGACTTAGAAAAGTTTTTTGACAAGAATTTGGATATGGCGTATAATTTAATTACAAGTAGTGGTCAGGAGACCCATAAAACTATATCCAACACTATATTGTCTATCACTACAGATGAAGGTCTATTACAGCCTCAAGGAATTGGGGAGATACTACTCTCTGTAGAATATGAAAAAAGAAGAGATTACTAGGAGAATAATTAATGTCTTTAAATTTATCACGTAATACCAGACTTTGGGTTAGTACAGTAGACACTGGGCACGATAACTCAAACACATTTGAGATCCCAATTCAAGACGGGTATAGTTTAGGTCAGAACATGGCTTCTGAGGATATTTCCCCAGAAGAGGCAGGCCCTACACCAACTCGTGGTTCTAGACGTTTCAATACCAATCTAGACCCTGTTGACTGGAGTTTCTCAACATACTTAAACCCGTACTTAGTAAACGGTGACGTATATGCTCTAGATGCTATACTATGGCATGCTCTAGCAACTAGCAATGACCTTCCTCTTGAACTGCAAGGTGATGGCGCAGGTAATGCTGGTCAAACTGACGTTTACTCAACAGGTTCAGAGTTTAAAATCGGATTCACTAAAAACGGTGCTCACGTACTGACTAAGCTTAACCTTTACTTTAAGATTGATAACAAAGTTTATTTAGTTAAAGAAGCTCAGGTCAACGAAGCTTCCATACCTCTAGACATTGCTGACATTGCTATGACTAACTGGTCTGGACAAGGTACAGAGATGGTTGAAATCGCAGCTCCTGCATTTATGTCGGCTACTGCGGAAACATTCAATCCTGACCTACCTACAGCAGATTCTTTCGTAGGTATCCCAGCTGACCGTTCTTACATCCTAAGTAAGTTAACAACTGTTACTATGCAATCTAATGCTGGGGGTACTACTTCATACTACCGTATTGCTCTAACAGGTGGTTCACTAACTATCAACAACAATATCAGTTATGTAACTCCTTCAACACTAGCTGAGGTAGATACTCCGGTAGGTTCATTCACTGGTACATTCGATGTATCTGGTACAATGGATAGTTACCTACGTGACGGTGTTGGTCTGGCGGACGGTTCTAGTGACGCAAACGCTTATGGTTCTGCGGACTTACTAAAACAAATGGTACAGAACAAAAACGTTATCAACGTTTCTAACATCACTTTTGAACTAGGTGGTAAATCTAATAGTAGCCGTGTGGAAGTAAACCTTCCTCAAGCGCATATTGGCATCCCAGCTGTTTCAGTAGACTCCATTATATCTCAGTCCCTAGAATTTAAAGGTATTCCTAGCAGCGCTGATATGGACGACGGTGACGAAGTAAACATTACGTTTTTCCGATAAGGAGACTAAATGAGCTTTAGTTTTAAAAGAGGCTCTAAGCTCATTATAGACGACGGTACTGACCGCTACCTGCTAAAGGTAGCGGACTTTAACTTCTCCGAAACCTTTATTGAGCGAGGGTACGATGTATCAACAGTACATAACCCAGTAGCTATTAATAACAAAACTTATGTAAATGCCAAATCTAATTGCTCTTTTGACTTTGAAATGTATTTCAGCGATAATATTACAGTTGAGAAAAAAGTCTTGGAATGGTACGGCTTTGATGCCTCTGGTAACTTTCCAGCAGTTAATGGACAATTGACTAAAAAGTTTGATGTTTACGTAGATTTAGGAGCAAAGGTAGTATTCATAGATAATGTGGTACTAGAGAATCTTAGCTTTAAACTAAATCCTAGAGGGATTCTTGGCATGTCTGTGACAGCTAGAGGATTTACTTCTATGATGGATTCAATAGTTCTACCATCTAACGGAACGTTATACTCTCAAGGGTCATTTACAAACGCCTATATCTCAGCATCCGTACCAGGTATTGATGTTTCTAGAGTAGCAGGAGCTACCTTAGAATTGACTAGAGATATAAACTGGCTAAATAATCAATCAGTACACGACGCATTTTCTGGGACTATGTTTATTCCTGAAGATGTAGTAGGGTCTAACTTGGCAGTAGCGGGTAATATAACAACTATAAAAAGAGGGACAGAAGAGCCCAAATATTTACCTGATGTGCCGGTATCTATATCCCTAGGCGACTACATGACAGTCAACCTAGGACATTGCAACATAACACAGAGAGCTGATTTTGGCTCAGGAGTACTACAGTCGGTTTCAGACTTTAAGCTACTAAATAGCGTAGACTCACAAATAATAATCTAGAGGAAATATGGTTAATTTAAAAGATGTATTACAGGAATCAAAAACTGCGGAACTAGAGTTCCCAGGTTACAAAGGATTTAAAGTTAAAATTGGTCTAATAAGCAGACAGCTAGCGAATAAAATTCGCAAAGACTGCACAGTTACAAGAATGTCAGACCGCTACTCTAGCATGGAAGAAACTCTAGACGAGAATAAATTCGCAGAGAAGTTCACCAATGCTGCTATCAAGGGTTGGGAAGGTCTAACAGGAGAGTACGTTAAAGACTTATTACCGGTTGACGACGACGCGGTTAAGGATGAAGACGAAATTCCTTATACCCATGACAACGCTGTAATGCTTATCAAAAACAGTACTGCTTTTGAAGCTTGGGTAAACGAGGTGGCGTTTAAACTAAAATACTTTCGCGGAGAGCAATCTAAGTAAGGGTTTAGATCTACTCGATAAATACCAAAGCAACCAGCAACATAATATTACTAAAGAACAGTACTTGGAAATCTGTGAGCGTATGGGTGATGAACCCGACCCTGACAAGATGCCACCGGATTTTTCGGACTTGCCTCAGTTTGTACAGGACTCTCTAGAGATTTACTCTAAGCTTCCAGATACGTATACAGGAGGTAATGTTAGTACTTACGCAGGAAAAAACGTATCTGCTCTACCGTTCTTACTAGATACATACTTAATAACGGACTTTTGGAGCAGAATGGAGATAACGGAAGCAATTCTACACCTAGACAGAATTAATGTGAAAAACTCTGTTGAGAAAGCTAAAAAAGAAATCAGCAAGGGTCGCTAGGAGTACAAAGTTATCCTCTGGAGTGAAGCACCTGTGTTTCACGTTTGGCTCTAGGTCGAAAGGCTTAGGGCCTTTTTTATATAAGGTAATAATTAATGGCACAACGAAATATAAGAGACATAATGATTAAAGTAAGTGGTAAGGATATTACCACTGCTGCTCGTGAGTCTGGTAAGCTTAATGAAAACCTTAAAGCTGTTATAGAGACAGTCAAAGGGTCTGGTAGAAGTTTCAAGTCCATTAACACCGCATTAGAGTCAATGTCTAATAGTATGAAAACTATTAACTCCTCTATGAGTGCTAATAAGATAAAAACTAAAGGATTGGAAACATACCAGAAAAGGATGCAAGAAGTTAACAAAACACTAGACATGGTTAACAAAACAGCATCTAGTGCTGCCAAATCGCTTAAAAGCGTAAACGATAGCACTACAGGGTCAGCAGGAATGCAGTCTCTAGAAAAAATATTGAACCAAGTAGTTATAGGTCTAGACAGAATTGAAGAACGTATTAGAGTATCTAACATACAGCTAGAAGCTATGGAAGAGAATACTGGTAAAACAGCTAAACGTTTAAAAACTACTAGAGACGCAACTCAAGCTTCTGCTGAGGCTATGAACGAATACAGCAAGTCTGTTGGTAGAGCTACTCAAAGCCAAGACGGTTTCAATAACTCTGCTAGAGGTTTAGCAGGTAGCGGAAGAAACCAGAAGAGGGCTTTCAGTGAATTAGCATTCTCTATGAACCCTTTAACATCTGCGTACGCTAGTATAGCTATTAACGTTTACGCAGTTTCAGAAGCATTTAGGGTACTAAATGAAGCTGCTAACTTCGATAGGCTAATGACGCAAACAGCTAGCTTCTCGGCAGCCGTTTCAGGTATTAACGTTAAAGGTCTAGCTAGAGATATGTCAGAACTTTCTCAAGGAGCATTGTCAGTTAGAGAAAGCATGTCATTCGCTACTAAAGGTGCTGCATTTAACTTTACTGCGGAACAGTTAGAAAACCTAACAGTAGGAGCACGTAAAGCATCAATCGCACTAGGTAGAGACTTCAACGACTCTATGGATAGGGTACTTCGCGGTATCTCTAAACAAGAGATTGAACTATTTGACGAACTAGGTGTTGTTACAAGATTGACTCCAGCGTTCGAAGCATACGCTAAAACGGTGGATAAGACCGTAGACGAACTATCTGATTATGAACGTCAGCTAGCACTAACTAACGAAGTTCAACGCCAGTTAGATACTAGATTCTCCGGTATAGATGCTCAGGCTACTAAATGGGAAGAACTAGGTGTCGCAGCAAAGAACGCTATTGATAATATGTTAGTAGGGCTATCTAAGTTATTAGAACCTTTAGCTAAGGTTAGTACTTCTTTACTCAATACCCTAAACGAGACTAATAAGTTTAAGGCCGCTACTGATGACGTAACAGAGTCTCAAAAAACCTTAAAGTTAGCTCTAGAAGGTGAGCACTGGGGACAAGCTTTAGTAGCTGCTTCTGAACTTAGCAAGGCTACCAAAGAACTTGGTGAGTCTACTGAGGAGAGTGCTGGACATTTAGAGGATGCTAAAGATACAGTAGAAAACTTTACTATAGCTTTGCAAGCATTAGTAGCTATTACTACAGTATATGCTACTAGAACTTTACTTTCGACTTTAACTCCTGCAACTGTAGCAGCTACAAAGGCTGTTGTAGGACTAACGGCGGCGGCACGTTCTAATGCTGTAGCAATGACAGTTCTTACAGCCGGTAGAATACCTACGGCTCTTGCAGCAGTAGCTGGTGGTTTTGTTGCTATAGCCTCTGCGGTTAAAGCAGCAACTATAGCAATGGTTAAAAATCCTCTGTTTCTAATAGCTACCGCTATTACAGGAGGGTTACTATACGCTTTCTCTGATGAGCTTAAAGAATTATCCAACAGCTTAGTAGGATTAATCCCAGGATTAGATAATACTGAGCAAGCAATGGATAGGCAGATAGTCACTGTCGACGCCGCAACCACGTCACTTCGCGACTACTATAAAGTCCTAGGAGAAGCAGGCATTGCAGTGTCCAGTTTCAGCGATGATAAAATAGCTGAAATGGGGGCAGCTATCATAGCATTTAACAGAGACTTTGAGATTGCGGCTAGAGATATGGAATCTTTAGCAAATAGCTCTCAGCAAGTAAGTGGGCCGATGTCCGAATTTGTTAAGACCGCTATGAGCCTTAGAGAAGCTAATATACCCACAGTAATACAAGGCATTGGAGTAGTAACTGCTAAAACTAGAGAAGAGTTTGAAAAAATATCTAAATCTTTAGGGTTAGATGCTACTATAAATAGCTTCGACGAATTGTACGAGTATGCTGAAAAGCTAAATGAAAAAGTTAGAGACTTATCCGTTACATTATCAGCAGCAGCACTAGATAACACGCTACAAGGTAACTCTCAACTACAGGGACTAGAGTCTCAACTAGACATTCAGAAAAATCTTCTAGACTTTATGGATAAAGCAGATAAGAAGAATGTTGAAGCTATGAGAGAGAAGCGCAACGAAATCTACTTACTAGAGAAGCAGATTGAGTATCAAAAGCAATTAGAGAAGATTAACCAAGTTAAGCTTAACAATACTTTAGCAGCTAACAGATTTGAATCCGCAGGTTTAGGAGTATACAGGGATAAGTATGAACTGATACAGCAAGAACTAGATGCGGAAGATAAGCTACTGGCTACTATGGGAGCACTTAGTAGTACTCAAACCGAAGCGCTAATACTTCAGCAAAGTAAGGTTGACTTACTTAAGGATGAAGTTAGATACTACAAAGACCTAGCCAAAGCTCAAGCAGCTTTAAGACAAGCTGAGGCTGACTCTTCAATAAACTCTATTATGGATAATACTGCTAGAAATAGAGAGTCTTTAGGGAATAGAAGACTTAACGAAGAGACTGAAGCAGCCAGAGCTTCAGCACAAGCCACTCTAGACTTAAATGTTGCGCGTGCTAAACTTAGAGAAGCTCAGGTTAGCGGGGCTGACCCACAGCAACTTCAAGTTCTATCCGCAGAGGTTATGGCAGCAGACGCAGCCGAGAGAATAGCCCTAGCCAAGGAAGAGGCAGCTGCTTATAGAGAAATAGGTTCTGCTATTTCTGAAGTAGCAGGTTCAGTACCTGGACTAACTAGCTTACAGAACGAATTTATAGCTATGTCTGGAACTATTGCAGACACTATGACTAACGTTACTGAGTTAGTAGCGAGTGGACAAGAGCTAGCACTATCTGACTTCTCAGACAGTATAATAGCAGTAGGTACAATGGCGTCCTCACTATTCAGTGAAATGACTCAAGGTATCATTACTGATATAGACAACCAAATTGCAGCAGAGAAAAAACGTGACGGTAAATCTCAAGAATCCTTAGCTAAGATTAGAGCCTTAGAGAAGAAAAAGATTAAAGAGAAAGAGAAGTCTAGTATTGCTCAAACTGCTATGTCTACATCACTTGCTATTATGAAAACAATGGCAGAAGTTCCGTTCCCTGCGAACATTGCTATGTCAGCAGCTATAGGTGCTATGGGGTTAATGCAAGTTAACAACATTAAGAAAGCATCCGCTGGACAACTGGCAGCGCTAGACGCAGATACTGGAGGCTTATCACTTTCAGTAGGTTCTAGAAACAATGCTGTAGATACTTCTATGGGAGCATCTATGGGTGAGCTATCCTATTTACGTGGAGAGTCTGGATTCGGTACAGGAGCTAATAACTTTACTCCTGGTAGATCAGGTGGTGGTTCTATAACTGTGGGTGAGAGAGGAGCAGAGCAAATCGTTCCAACTCAACCATTATACGTTAAACCAGCATCAGAGTCTGAAACTGAGTCTAAACCAGTTACCAAAAATAATCTTAACCTAAACATTACAGCTCTAGATAGTCAAAGTATTGTTGATAGGTCAGACGACATTTGGGAAGCTCTAGAAAGGGCAGCCAACTCCAAAGGTTTCACTTTGGCATCTTTAGAAGCGTAGGGTTATCCCTGCG